GGCACGCGGTGCGCGCACAGCAAATCGTTCTGGCTGGCTTTCTTGATATTAAAAAAATCGTCTTTGGTTGCGACTTCACTCAAAGGGATGATTTTTAGCCCGTCAGGCTTGCCGTTAGGCGCGTACATAAACCCGTTACGGAAGTTGCCCAGACCTTTAGTACTGCTCATTGCCTTACGCATGGCATCAACATCGCTGCTGCTCATCGCTGCATCCGTCATATACAAAATGTATCCGGCGTGCGCGCCGTTTTGATAGTACTTGCGGCGGAACAGCGTGGCAGCCTCATTGAGCCAGGCGGAATTCAGGGCGCTGAGATATTCCGGCAGGCCGTAAAGTTCCTGATTAATATCCGGCTCAATCAGATGAAACACGCTGCCCGTTTCAAACTGGTGTGCGTCTTTCCATTGTTGCACAAACCAGTAAGTATCAGGCTCCACGCCGCGCCGCGCATACTTGGCGGGCACGGTTTTCATCACTACCGCGTCGCCGAGCTGGTTGCGGATCACTTCTAAAAATGCGTTCCCGAACACCAGGTAATCCAGGGCAAACCGGCTGAACTCCTGCTGTGATAACAGCGGGTGCGGGACAAAGGTCGAAGCCAGAATATTACGTTTCACATACAGCGACGAACTGTGATGAACCGCAGCGCGCAGCGTGCGAGCAAGTCCGTCAAAGCTGATCGGCGGCTCATACCATTGGCCGTTACCGATGCATTCGATGTAGTCCAGAATTTCACGGCGGTCTAACACCGGTGTCGGGTCGCCAAAGCTGAACGTCATCTCCCCGCTAGTCTGCTGCGCCGTTGCCGTGAGCGTGTTTTGTGCCGTCTTGCGGAATTTGCGCTTAGCCACGGTGATCACCTTTTGGGTTTGAGTGGTTAGTGTGGGCGCCGCCCTGGTATTGCGCACGGAATTCATCAACTGACGGCTGATGTTTCAGGCGATGCGGCTCGCTGGAATTATCCTTGCCCGTCCAGACGTTTTTTCGTGGGGCGACGTGGCTGCTGATGTGGGTGGTTTTCATTAGTAAAACTCCAGGATGTTAGGGCTTTGGCCGCCGTTTGCGGCGGTCAGTGGTTCGTTAAGCAGTGCGTGCATGATTGCCCAGGCGACATCCGCGTGGCTGGCCTCCTCGCTGCGGCTGGCCTCGTAGGTGGAACGGCTGCCGCTGGCGGTCATGGTTTTGCGGATCGCCATGAATGATGAGGTGATGTCTTTATGGTTGGTGTCGTATTCCAGGCGGCCGGAAGTGATGGTGTCTTTCGCTTTCAACACCATTTTCGTTTTGGTTTCCGGGCTGTAGCGGATTTCCATCGCGGCGGGGAAGAACTGCCGAACCAGTTGGAAAACGCCCTGACCGATGCCGGTGGCGTCCACGCCGATGTATTCCACGCAGTACCGCTTCGTTAGCTCCTCAATGCTTTTCGCCTGGGCGGCAAAGTCCATGCCTTTCCACTGGTGGCGTTCCAGCACGCGGAACTTGCCCCCGTCCACCAGCGGCGGAGCCAGTACGGCACATCCTGCACTGTCGCCGGTGTGCGACGGGTCGTAACCAATCCAGACGGCGCGATAGCCAAATGGACGCACGGCAAACGGGCTGAAATCCTGCCATTCCTCGGCGCTTTCCACCATGCAGCGTTGCAGCTCGGCAAAGGGGAACACGGACGCCTGATCGTCAACAAACTCACACATGAACAGGTTGCGGAAATCCTCGGCGCTGTTCTCCTGTTTCAGCGTGTCGATGTTGAACAGGTTGCAGCCACCGGCTAACGCATCCTCAATGGTGACGATTTGCCGCCACTGCCCGTCACCGCAAAGCTGCCCTTTCGCCAGGGCGTGATGACTGATATCCAGCTCAATCCTGTCGTTGCGATCTTCCCGCCCCTTGTTGAACAGTTCGCCTGACCAGAATGGGTACGCGCCGTGCGTCAGCGCTGACGGCGTGGAGAAATAGGTGGTGCGCAGATGTTCCTGCGAGGCCATGCCACTGGCGACCTTGCGCAGCTTCTGGAAGTTGGGGATCCAAAAGATTTCGTCCACGTAAAGGTCGCCGTTATGGCTCTGGGCGGTGTTGGAGTTGGTGCCTAAGAAAATCAGCTTTGCGCCGTTGTTGCCGAGCACAATCGGGTCGCCGGTCAGCTCGACATCAACCTGGCGGGCAAACTGAATGATGTATTCACGAAACACGTAAGCCTGGGTTTTGCTGGCTGACAGAAAAATCTGGTTATGGCCGGTTGCCAGGGCGCGCAATAACGCTTCCCGCGCAAAGAAAAACGTTGCGCCAATCTGGCGGGATTTCAGGATGTCGCGGATACGGTGTTTAAGCCCTGCGTCGTACCAGATACGCTGATACTGGAAGCACTGAGCCAGAAAAATATCCTCCAGTTTTTCCAGTGCCTCGTCGGTGAAATAGTTCTTAGTTGGCTTCTTACGCTCCCCTTTGTTGCGGTTGGCAACGTTGGGATTTAAATCCACCTCGTTTCCGCTCTGGCTGTAGCGGTTCACCCTTGCCAGGCGTTCAATCATCCGGCCTAACGCATCAATCTCTTTGTAATCCGCATTCCCTTTCACGTCTTTGGTAACAAGCTGGATCAGGCGTGCTTCCAGGCTGGATTCCACGCGGGAAATTGGCGCGGCGTTATCCCAGGCGTCGCGTGTTTTCCAGCTCTGCACCGTCGGTATTTTTTGGGTCAGCAGTTCCGCAATCTGACGCACTGAAAACCCCTGCCAGTAAAGCAGTGCCGCCTGTCGCCGTGGGTCGCTGATGATGGTTGAGTTTGTCATTTTCATGACTGCCACGTTAACGAGCGGCCTGCTGATTTTCCTGCTGTCCACGTTGTGCCATCGAGCATCAACCCGCATCGGCTGGCGATGTCGGGCGTGTGTCTGGAAACTTGGATTTCTCAGAAGCACACACCGACTGGAGTCAGAAAATGGCAATGGCAACAAAAGCAAAGCGCTTTCGTATCTGTACCGAAGGGGCAACCACCGACGGACGCGAAATCACCCGCGAGTGGATTGAACAGATGGCGGCGACCTATGACCCGAAGGTTTACGGCGCACGCGTCAACATGGAGCACATCAAGGGCTATTTCCCTGACAGTGCGTTTCGCATGTACGGCGATGTCACCGGCGTTTACGCCGAAGAAGTGGCAGACGGCGCGCTGAAAGGCAAGCTGGCACTGTATGCAGACATCGACCCGACCCCGGATTTAGTGTCGATGGTGAAAGCCCGCCAGAAGGTTTACACCTCCATCGAAGTGAACCCCTCGTTTTCCGATACCGGCAAAGCCTACCTGATCGGCCTGGCCGTGACCGACAGCCCCGCCAGCCTGGGCACCGAGTACCTGCAATTCAGCGCGAAGGCACAGCAAAACCCGCTGGCGAGCCGCAAACAGGATGCCGGAAACCTCTTTACCGCCGCCGAAGAAACGGCGTTCGAGTTTGAGGAGGAGAAACCGGCTGCCCCGTCGCTGTTCTCCCGCGTGAAGCAGCTGCTGTCCAGTAAATCCGCCTCGGATGATGCCCGTTTCAAAGACGTGCATGACGCCGTGGAAGTGGTGGTGGAACACGTCGAAACCGGCCTGAAAGCCACTGATGAAAAGCTGTCCGCGCTGGAAAAAACCGTGACACAACGCCTGAACGCGCTGGAACAAACCACGAAAGATGACCGCGAACAGTTCAGCACGCTGAAAGGCAAGCTGGAGAAATCCGCGCCGCAGAACTACACGCAGCGCCCCGTTTCAAGCGGCGGCGGTAAAGGGAATGCGGCGGATATCACCGACTGCTAAGCACAAAAAACCGATTAACCCGTTAACCATTTTGGAAAAAACGCATGAAACAAACCACCCGTTTTCAATTTAACGCCTTCCTGTCCCGCATTGCTGAGCTGAACTCGGTGGACACCGGCGACCTGAATAAAAAATTCAGCGTTGAGCCGTCGGTAACGCAGACGCTGATGACCCGCGTGCAGGAATCCTCCGCGTTCCTCCAGATGATTAACATCATCCCTGTGGACGAAATGAAGGGTGAAAAGGTCGGCGTCGGCGTGTCCGGCTCCATTGCCAGCACGGCGGACACCACCGGCGACGGTGAGCGTAAAACTGCTGACTTCAACACCCTGACCGCCGAGGGCTACGAGTGCCGTCAGACCAACTACGATTTCCATTTCCGCTACGCCACGCTCGATCTCTGGGCACGCTATCAGGACTTCCAGGCGCGCCTGCGCGACGCCATCGTTAAGCGTCAGGCACTGGATCGCATCACCATCGGCTTCAACGGCGTTGAGCGTGCGGCCACCTCAAACCGCACGAAATACCCGCTGTTGCAGGACGTGAACGTGGGCTGGCTGCAAAAGTACCGCCTCAATGCGCCGGAGCGCGTGATGAGCAAGATTGTCGGCGAAGACGATGCGGTGATCTCCGCCACCGTGCGCGTCGGCGCAGGCGGTGACTATGAAAATCTGGATGCTCTGGTCATGGACGCGACCAACAACATGGTTGATCCGATTTATCAGGACGACACCGGCCTGGTGGTTATCTGCGGCCGTCAGCTGCTGGCGGACAAATACTTCCCGCTGGTGAACAAGGCGCAGGAGAACTCCGAAAGCCTGGCGGCGGATATGATTATCAGCCAGAAGCGCATCGGTAACTTAGCGGCGGTGCGCGTGCCGGGATTCCCCGCTAACGCGTTCCTGATCACCCGTCTGGATAACCTGTCCATCTACTGGCAGGACGGCACGCACCGCCGTCACATCGAAGAGGTGCCAAAGCGTGACCGCATCGAAAACTACGAATCCATTAATGAGGATTTCGTGGTGGAAGACTATCGCGGCGGCTGCCTGGTCGAAAACATCCAGCTCGGCACCTTTAAAACTGCCGTACCTGAATCAGCGGAATAAAGGGGGATATCATGATCAGCCCTTGCCGTCGTCACATGCTGCGGCAGTCAGCTATCAACGCAGCGCAGCATACCTCCGGCATGTTGCGTCACGCCACCGGCTACGAACTGCAGATGCAAAAGCTGAATGCGGATAAACAGGCACTGCACAAGCTCCAGTCCTTCCAGGCGAAAGCGGAACTGAAACGCAAGCTGCTCCCTGAATACGCCCCGTGGGTGTCGGGCGTGCTGGCCGAAGGGAACGGCGCACAGGACGCCATCCTGATGACCGTGATGATCTGGCGTATTGACGCCGGTGATATCGCCGGTGCGCTCAATATTGCCCGCTACGCCTTTAAGCACCGGCTCGCGATGCCGTTCGGCACCCGCACGGCGGGCTGTGCCTTCACCGAGGAAGTGATTGACCAGGCCACGCGTGCCCGCGCCGCCGGTGAGCCGGTCAGCATTGAGCTGATGCTGGAGGTGCTGGAACTGACTGACAGTGAGGATATGCCCGATAAAGTGCGTGCGCAGTTGCACAAGATTATCGGCTATCTCTACCGCGACGGCGGCAAGGACGCGTTAGCCCTGGAACGCCTGAAAAACGCCTTAATTCTTGATAACAAATCAGGCGTTAAGAAAGACATTGAGCGCCTGGAGTCTGCCATTAAAAAGGCATCCGGCAGCTAAAAGAATGCGCCCCGCGCAGGGCGGCACGCCAGCCGCGGCAGGTCTTTGACCCTGTTCAACGCTGGCGTCCACCGCCCCCCCCCATTCAGAGGTCAACATGTCGTCTCTTGTTATACCTGCACCAAAGCCGGACGCCGCGACGGAACCCGCGATTAAAAATACCCACTTTTGGCCTGATGTTGATCCGCTTGAGCTGCGCGACACGCTGCGCCTGGAGGGCACCGTCACCGCGAAACGCCTGCGCGCCGCCGCGAAGTTTGCCATGACCGAAGTGAACGCCGAGCTGTACAACTTTCGGGATGCGCAGATTGCTCAGGGCTTTAAAGCCCTGGAAGACGTGCCCGCCGATCGGATTGATGACGAAAGCGTGAAGGTCTGCGCCTATCAGTGCGCCGTGGCGTCCATTGCCGCCGCGTATCTGGCGGAGCGTTACCCGAACAGCGACACCACCGGCGCGGGCAGCCAAAAGGCCGCGATCGTCGAAAGCACCGTTGATGATTTGTGGCGTGACGGGCGCAACGCGATCAGCGACGTCGCCGGTGTGTCTCACTGCATCATCGGGCTGCTCTGATGAAAGTCTATGCCGAACAGGGTGACACCGTGGATTCGCTTTGCTGGCGGTACTACGGGCGCACGGCATCGGTGGTTGAACACGTTTACGCGGCTAACGTGGGGTTAGCCGCACAGGGGGCAATTTTGCCCCATGGCTACGCGGTGGAGCTGCCGGATATTACTCAGGCCGCAGTCAGTGAAACCGTCTCACTTTGGGACTGATGACCATGGAGCGCATCACCTCGTTTATTTGTTACTGCATCGCCGTGTTTCTGGCCTGGCTGGGGGGCATGTCTTATCAGGATATCGCCTTTTTGGTGGGTGCCGCCGTCGGCGTCGCGACCTTCCTGGTGAACTGGTACTACCGGCGCAAAACCTATCGCCTGCTGAAAGCAATGGGCATCAGAGGGGACATTAATGCCGCCATCAATCGTTAGACGCTGCGCCGTCGCCGCTGTCCTGGCGATTGCTGCACTGCTGCCACAAACGCCGACGTTGAAAACCTCCGCCGCCGGTCTGGCACTGATTGCCGATTTTGAAGGCTGCCGCCTGTCCGCCTATCAGTGCAGCGCGGGCGTCTGGACAAACGGCATCGGGCACACCGCAGGCGTGAAGCCGCAGACCCACATCAGCGAACGCCAGGCCGCCGTTAACCTGGTGGAAGACGTGATGCGGGTGGAGAAAGGCATTGCCCGCTGTATGCCGGTTGCCATGCCGCAGCCCGTGTATGACGCGGTGGTGTCGTTTGCGTTCAACGTCGGCGTGACGGCGGCCTGCAAATCAACGCTGGCGTTTTTCATCAACAAGGGGCGATGGCGGGACGCCTGCGAGCAGTTGCCGCGCTGGGTGTTTGTGAAGGGCGAGCGCGTCACTGGCCTGGAGCGCCGCCGCGCGAATGAACTGGCCTACTGCCTGCGGGGTGTCTGATGCGCATTTTAATTGTGTTACTGCTGGCAGCCTGCGCGCTGGCGGGGCTGCAAACCTGGCGTATCGGTGGCCTGCATGATGAAGCCGACCAGGCGCAGCGCATTATCGGCACGCTGTCCGCCGGTATTGAAAGCCGCGATAACGCCATTAATCGCCTGCACGATGAGGCCGTATCGCGGGAACGCCAGGAACAACGCCTGCGCATCCAGCTCTCACGGGCGGGTGAGCAGGCACGCGTCCGTGAAGTTCACATTCAAAGGTTACTCAATGAAAATCAGGAAATGCGCGACTGGTATAGCGCTCGCCTGCCTGACGGCATTGGCCGGATGCACGCCCGTCCCGCCTTCGCCAGCGCCGCAGATTATTTACGTTGGCTGTCCGGCGGTGACGAGCTGCCCGATACCGGCAAGCTCACCGGTCACTAACGGCGACTTAAGCAGTGACGTCAGAAACCTGGAGGCCGCGCTGACCGCCTGCGGCCTCCAGGTGGAAGCGGTCAAACAATGCCAGGAGGAACACCGTGTTAAAACCCGCTCAACTGCGAAAAGCGTTAACTGACGCCGTGCCGGTGCTGCAAACCAGCCCCGACACCCTGCGGATGTTTGTGGATAACGGGCGTATCGTTTCCACGTTAGCCAGTTCGTTGTCGTTTGAGTATCAGTATCAGACGGAGCTGCTTATCACCAACTTTGCCCAGGACTGCGACCTGATTATTGTCCCGATCCTGGCGTGGTTGCGTGAGAATCAGCCGGACATTATGGCGACGCCGGAAAAGCAGCAGACAGGCTTTAAATTTAAGGCCGATATGCTGGATGATGGTTCCTACGATATCGCGATTGATGTGCAGCTCACCGAGCGTGTGATCGTGAAACAAATTGATGCCGGTCTGTATGTGGAGCACTTTCCGGAACCGCCCCTGCCTGAGCCAGTAGAAAGGCCGCGTGAACTGTATCTGCACGGCGAGTTAGTGAGTCAGTGGCATGAGTGAACTGTCAGCGTTTGATGCCCGCCTGGCGGGGCTGATTGCCGCGCTCTCACCGCAAAGCCGGAAGGCGATGGCGGCGACCATTGCGAAGCGTCTGCGCAAACATCAGCAGCAGCGCATTAAACAGCAGGTCACGCCGAAGGGGCAGCCGTTCACGCCGCGACGGCCGCAGCTTTTACGGGCAAAGAAAGGCCGCATTAAGCGGGAAATGTTCGCCAAACTGCGCACGGCCAAATACATGAAGGCCAAAGGTACCGCAGACGACGCGGTGGTGGAATTCACCGGACAGGTGCAACGGATGGCAAAAGTGCATCAGTACGGGCTGCGGGATCGTCCTTCCGTCCGTGCAAAGGAAATGCAATATCCGGCGCGCCCGTTGTTGGGACTCATTCGTGATGACCTTGAAATCATTGAGCAGACTTTTTTAGATATATTACGTAAGAATATTGACTGATGTTACGCTAAAAAATATTTTAACTTATAATGAGTAAAGCTATAGGGTTTTATTAATTGCCCCATAGCTTTCCTCGTGAAAAACTTCGTTATGCTTGTGCTTTACAGAGTAATACATCTAAATCAAAAGCTAAGAAAAAATAGCTTATTCATTTTCATGCAAAAAATAATAATAAAATAAAAAACTGCATGTACGTAAATTACTTATGCTTATTGGATTTGTATAATGTTTATCTCATAGCCTACGTAAGAGCTAGTATCAATCCATACTTGATTTCCGTCTCTGAAGGGGGTAGTTAATGCGCTATGACCAAAAATGAATTGCTTTGCCCCTTTGATTTTTCTACCATTCCCGTTCATAGCATTAAACAGTCTTTCACGGCTCCAGCTAACTTTCCAGAGATCAACGCTTTTCCCGAATTTGTAATGGTTACTTGGATAATCAGCATGACAAATGACATGCTTTCCATCCTTAACATTTGCCTCAATAATGAACGGTAAGCTTTGAATTTTCCTTATTAAAATGTCAGCCTTTCTTGCCTCTTCTAAATCCAGGTTAAAATACCAACTCCCCCCATGTGATTTCCAATATGCGGCGTTCTTACCCTCTATAGCATCAAGAGCCATTTCTTCATGATTACCACGTACAGCGATAAACCAACTTTGCCCGATCAGTTCGAGGCAGTTAATGTTCTCAGAACCATAGTCTATTAAATTCCCGACTGAAATAAGAAGGTCCCTTTCTTTATTAAAGCTTACATTTAATAGTTCTTGATTAAGCTTGTAGAAGTTGCCGTGAATATCACCGACAATAAAAACCCTTTCATATTCCATTCCATTGATCTTCCGATAAGTTCCTTTTGGTGACCGGCAAATACCTAAAAAATAGAGTATCGACTTAATCATACATTCTCTCACTGCTTACTGATTATTACTGCCGAAGTGTCAACGAGGCCAAGCTGGCACCGTTTCAAATGCTACCAACTATCCTGGAACGGGGTTTTATAGGATTCTTGAGTTTTGTTATCCCTTTTAACAGCTATTTAACTTCATGATAATCTGATTAAAATCAAAAGTTAACAAGTTCTGTGTTGCTTCAATAGGAATAATCTTAATTAATTGATGTGTTTTATTAGATTTCCTTTAGCGTCGCTTTATGAGTATGTAGGAACCTTTGACGGGAAGTTCTTGGCAATAAAATAAAAAAACCAATTAAAATAGTTACATAACTAATTTCTTGCGAGAAATTAGCGGGTTGTTGACACCATTTTTTTTAGGGGGTTAGCCTCAATTAACCATGCTGACAATGTATCTACTTTATTTTTTTTAAAGGAATGGACGATTCAGCTTATGTTTTGCACTGGCGAGCTTTTATAGATTCGGACGATGAAAAATAATTAGGAGTGATAACTTCCATAATTAACAGACTCCCGGATTACAGGTGGCGGAACGACTGAGGAAAATCCTCAGGTGTTTCTCTGCGAACCAACATGAACGGACAAAACGAACTGGCTTTAGACCCAGTTATTTAGGCTTGGGTTGGGCGTTGTGCCTTTGACAGACAACCCGCCTCAAATTGTATGCCGCCTGACAGGGCGGCATTCTTTTATCCATGAATACATCGATCCCAAACAACGACATTCCGCGCCTGCTGCGCAATCTGATCCGCATTGGCACCGTTGCCGAGGTGGATTTAGCTGCGGGCACCTGTCGCGTGAACACCGGCGGCAACGTCACCGACTGGCTGCACTGGCTGACCTCCCGCGCAGGACGCTCGCGTTCCTGGTGGGCACCGTCTACCGGTGAGCAGGTTTTGCTGTTTTGCCTGGGCGGTGAGCTGGATACCGCCTTTGTGATGCCTGGCATTTTCTCTGATGAATTTCCTGCGCCGTCGGCGTCAGCAGATGCCGTACACGTGACTTTCCCTGACGGCGCGGTGATCGAGTACGAACCGGACACCGGCGCGCTGCTGGCAACCGGTATCAAGTCCGCCACGGTAAACGCGTCGGAAAAAGTCGCTGTGACTGCACCGTATATAACCTGCACGGCGAAAACGCGCATCACGCTCGACACGCCGGAGGTGGTCTGCACCACGAAGCTCACCACGGGCAGCCTGGAGGTGAAACAGGGCGGCACCCTAACCGGCAACATCACCCACTCAGGCGGCAGCCTCACGTCAAACGGCGTGGTTGTTCATACCCATAAACACAGTAGCGTCCAGACGGGCGGCGGCAACACCGGCGCGCCTGCCTGATAACGAGGAGTTTTCAATGAATGTTTTCTTATCAGTTTTTTGTGCGTCAGTTTCAGGGGGAATGCTGGCGAACGATGCGGGCGGCTGGTGGTTGGTTGCCATTCTTGGCCTTATTTTCCTTTGCGCTCATGACTAACGCCAAATACATCGGCATGGCTCACGAGTCCGGGCGCGGGGTCGAAGACCTGGCGCACATTCAGCAGTCGGTCAGCGACATTCTGCGCACGCCCGTCGGTTCCCGCGTCATGCGCCGCGACTATGGTTCACTGCTATCGATGCTGACTGACCGCCCGCAGAACGCGGCGCTGCGGCTGCAAATTATGGCGGCGTGCTACAGCGCGATCCTGAAATGGGAGCCGCGCGTCAGCCTGACCGGCATCACCTTTGAAACCACCTACGACGGGAAAGCCGTGGTGGAACTCACCGGCACCCGCAAAGACACATCCGCCGCCATTTCCTTAACCCTTCCAGTGAGCTGACTTATGGCAACGATTGATCTCAGCCAGTTACCCGCCCCCGACGTGGTGGAGGTGCTGGATTACGAAATTCTGCTGGCGGAGCGCAAAGCCACGCTGGTCTCGCTGTATCCCAAAGACCAACAGGCGGCCATTGCCCGCACGCTGACGCTGGAGTCGGAGCCGATGGTGAAGCTGCTGGAGGAGAACGCTTACCGCGAAGTGATCCTGCGTCAGCGGGTAAACGAGGCGGCGCAGGCGGTGATGCTGGCTTATGCCACAGGAACAGACCTGGACAATATCGCCGCCACGTTTAGCGTGGCGCGCCTGACCATCACGCCCGCGGATACGGTCAGCGTGCCCGCCGTGGCAGCAGTGATGGAAAGCGATGCGGATTTGCGTATCCGTGCGCAGCAGGCGTTTGAAGGGCTGAGCGTGGCCGGTCCGGTCGGTTCCTATGAGTATCACGGGCGCTCGGCTGACGGGCGGGTAGCGGACATTTCGGTCATCAGTCCATCCCCTGCCTGCGTGACGATTTCCGTGCTGGCACAGACCGGCAACGGCACCGCCCCCGCTGACCTGCTGGCGGTGGTTCAGGCCGCGCTCAATGATGAAAACGTGCGCCCCGTGGCCGACCGCGTGACCGTCCAGTCAGCAACTGTCGTGAATTACACCATTGACGCCGTGCTGTATCTGTTCCCGGGTCCGGAAGCCGAACCTATCCGCGAAGCTGCCGAAGCCAGGCTTATCGCCTACACCACCGCGCAGCACCGGTTAGGCCGCGACATCCGGCTGTCCGCCATTTATGCCGCGCTGCACGTTGAAGGCGTCCAGCGGGTGGAGCTGAAAAGCCCCGCCGCTGACATCGAGCTGGATAAAACGCAGGCGTCATTCTGCACCGCGTACACCCTGAAAGTGGGCGGTTACGATGAGTGATCGCCTGCTGCCCGCCGGTTCCTCCGCGCTGGAAGTCGCCGCCGCCGATGCCTGCGCGGAGCTTGAAAACGTGCCGGTGCCGCTGCGGCAGCTTTGGGATCCGCTGACCTGTCCGGCGAAGTTTTTGCCGTACCTGGCGTGGGCGCTGTCGGTTGACCGCTGGGATGAAAACTGGCCGCTCTATACAAAGCGCCGCGTCATTCAGTCGGCCTGGTTCATTCACTGCCATAAAGGAACCATCGGTGCCATCCGGCGCGTAGTGGAGCCGCTCGGCTACCTGATTAACGTGACCGAGTGGTGGGAAACCAATGATGAACCGGGCACGTTTCGCCTGGATATCGGCGTGCTGGAAACCGGCATCACCGAAGACATGTATTTGGAGATGGAGCGGCTGATTGCCGACGCCAAACCGGCCAGCCGCCATCTGATTGGCCTGACCATCACCCAGGATATTAAAGGCGATGTTTACACCGGCGCGGCGCACTACCTGGGCGAACTGCTGACCGTTTACCCCGCATAAGAGGACGTTATGAGCACATTTAAATCCGTTGTCACCACGCTCGGCCAGGCGCGCATCGCGGCGGCCATTGCGGCGGGGACTGACATCAACATTACGCAGCTTGCCGTCGGCGACGGCAACGGCAAGGCGACCACGCCGGTCGCTACGCAGACCAAACTGATTAAAGAGGTGTACCGCACGCCGCTCAATTCCTTAAAGCCCGACCCGACTCACGGTAACTGGGTGATTGCTGAGGCGGTGATTTCTGCGAGCGTCGGCGGTTTCTGGATGCGTGAAATGGGGCTGTTTGCTGACGACGGCACGCTAATTGCCGTCTGCAATATGGCGGACACCTACAAACCGACCCTGGCGGAAGGTTCAGGCCGCACGCAAACTTTGCGGATGGTGATTGCGGTCAGTAACACCGAGGCCATCAGCCTGCTGATCGACGACTCGGTGATTATGGCCACCGAGCAGTATGTGAATGACCTGCTGGCCGCACATGAAAAATCCCGCAACCACCCCGACGGCACGCTGACGGCAAAAGGGTTTGTCCAGCTTAACAGCTCGGTCAGCAGTACCAGTGAGGCGCTGGCCGCCACGCCCAAAGCGGTCAAGGCCGCCAACGACAATGCCAATAGCCGCGTGCCGTCCACCCGCAAGGTGAACAATAAAGCGCTGGGCGCTGACATTACCCTGACGGCGGCGGACGTGGGGGCGCTGCCGGTCGCGTCCGCCGTTCTCGGCACCGCGAATATCAGCACGTTTAATCTGGCAAAAATCGGGGTTTACGTGCAGAGCACCGGCGCGAATGCCACCGTCGCCAATGGCTATCCCGCTGGTTCACAGGCGGCGGGCGTGCTGGAGGTTATCCCCGCGTCCTGGACGGGCGGCGTGTTGCAGCGTTACACCGTGCAAAACACCGGCATGGTGTGGACGCGTGCGCTGAATGCTTCCTGGAATGGGACGGACGGACCCTGGCGTGACTGGGTGCAGGCCAGCGCGGTGAATTCCGTCACGGTGCCGTCGGCCATCCTGACCACCACGGATATTAATACCCTGGGCTTTGCCAGCGGAGCCGGAAGTGCCGCCCTGTACGCGCAGCCTAAAAATGCCAACGCCACGGCGGCGTTGCACTATCCGCAAGGCATCGCAGGCACGCTGTACGTCACGCCGAGCGCCTACGGGTGTCAGCAGATGTACGTCACGTTCACGGGCAATATCTGGAATCGCGGGTTGTCCGCTGACTGGAACGGCGTCGATGGTCCCTGGAAGGAGTGGGTGCCGACGTACAGCGCGAATAACAAACCCACCGCCGCCGACGTGGGCGCGTGGACGGCCGCGCAAAGCGCCGCCAGTGAAAAGGCGCTGTCTGATGAAATTGCGACGGCCTTTAAAATTCGCGCCAATTTAACCGCGACGGACTCGCCAAACGCGCTGCATGGTACGGCCATGCTCGGGCATTACGGCGTGCCGGGTGCTGCGGCCGCGACCACGGACAAAGGCTATCCGATGAACGGGTTTGTCGGCGTGATTTTCGTGACCTGGGGACCGAATGCGACGCAGCAGATTGCCTTTAACAACAACGGACGACAGTTTACCCGGGGCGCGTCGGGGGCGTGGAATGGCGTCGATGGTCCGTGGACTAACTGGAATGAAATTTACTGCCAGGCCAACAAACCGACACCGGCAGACGTCGGCGCATTACCGGCGGGCGGGACAGCCGTGGCGGCGTCCAAACTCGCCACCGCCCGCAAGATTGCCGGTGTGGCGTTCGATGGCACCCAGGATATCGGGCTGAATGCGGATAATGTGGGTGCGTTTCCCCGCGCGGGCGGTGATGTGAACGGTCGCGTCACGGCGAATTATCTCCGGGCGATAACCATCCCGCACCCTGGCGACGGGCAAGGGACCTATTTAGGCTGGAACGAAAGCGGCGGCCAGGGCGAATCCGACTTTGTGAACAACAGAGGCGGCGGCGTGGGTGGCTTTCTTTTCCGCACCGTTAATCAGGCGAATTCCGTACAAACGGGCTTTGTCAGATTTACCGGCACCGGTGACCTGGCGACGCAGGGGAGTATTTCCGCCGAAGGTGGCGGGATTTATGAGATGGGGCAGCGCGTTTTCAGCCCCAATAACCGGCAGCCGGTCAATTCCAATACCGCCAATCTCGGCGGCGGCTGGTGGCGCTGCGGTGACACAGGAATGATTAAGCAGTGGGGCGTCGTCAACAAAGGGAGCCGCGGCTGGTCAACGGTGAATTTCCCCATTCCCTTCCCGAGCACCTGCGTCAACGTTCAGGTGACCGCCATCAATGGCGGCGGCGGGACGTTCAGCGACAACTTTGGTACGGCGCAAATTATTAATAACATCGGTTTCACCTGCGGCCAGGACAGCGGCGGCAGCTACTGGGAAGCCACCGGCTGGTAAGGGAAAATAATGAGCAACTATTACAGCGCAGTCACCTCAAGTCTTTATGTTTACAGCCCGC